ATCACAACTTTTCTGTCTCGATCTGATGATCTTATTCTTGTTACTAATGCTTCAATTGAACTGAAAATATCTTCAACCGTATCAAAACTCAAATATAACATTTGACTGTTATCCACTCCAATAGCAGTTAAAAACTCTTGAGATGCCGCAGATTCAGTATCTATGTATATACCAATTCCATCCTGCTTCTGTACTTCAGCAATTACATGTGAACATATTAATGATTTTCCTGATGCTTCTAACCCTTGAAACTCTACTATTTTACCGTATGGTAATCCACCATTTTTTCTATTTGAAATTATTAAATCTAAAATTGATGATCCTGTTGAAACGAAATCAACTACATCAGTAGGTGATCCTTTTGCGTCATCTAAAAAGAACGCCACTTTGTCGTTATCTTTAAATTGTTTGTTTAAATCATTGGCTAAGACTCCAGCCAATGTGTCCGTATTAGTTTTTGACATATACAGCTCCTGATTATATATTTATAAATTGTTGTAAAATATGCCCCCAAAGGGGGCATATTCGTTTACATAACTACGAGGTTATAGTGTGAACCTTATTTTGATCCGAACGCTTGTTCAAACGCATCACCAACTTCTGTTGGATCGGTTGTTGCTTGTGCAGGTTGTGTAGTTTCAACATCACCAGCAGGTTCTGCATGTGATTCCGTACTCTCACCATTTGATCCATTAGAATCATCATCTTCTGGAGATATTAGATTCTTAAATAATCTATCTAACTCATCATATGAAGGTTCCTCATACACATCATTAATATCAAGCTGATCTTCTAATAATGATTTAGTTACCGTTGCATCCTCATGTAATGGTGACACTCTAGGACTAACTCTAATTAGTACTTTCCCATATTGATTGTTTGCTTGTTGTGGTGTTTGCTTTTCAATGTTAATATCACGACCTTCTTCAATTCGTGTAATATCACCATATTCAGGATCAGCAATAGTACCTAACAATTCTGTATATACTGTTTTACCAAATCCCCAAAATTTGACACCTTCATCTTCTTTTCCTCTTTCGACGATTGGTAAAAATGTTCTCATTTTAGGTTCAAGCTTTCTTCCCTCAACAAAATCTTGCTTTTCTCCAGTAGCTTTTAGTTTATCAGCATACTCTTGAATCGGATCAGGTCTACCATACGATACTGGTGAAAGATGTGTTTTGTTATCACCTAAATTATAATGAAAATATAATTCAAGAAATGGGTTATCCTTATTGAATTTATAAGGTACTATTCTAACAGTTGATTTTCCAGTAGGTTTCCAAATGTTCTTTGCTGTGCTCGTAACGTTTTGTAATTTTTGTAACTTTTTAATTGCGGCATTTACATCCATAATCATAACTCCTATTGTTATTATTTTTTATTTTATTATTTATTGTTTATTGACACTACACTTAATTCGTAGTGTATATATAAATATAGGGTAAAAGTCGCAAGTCAACAACTTTTCTTCATTTATTTTCATTTTCTTTTTCATCCCACTTTTCTTCTGGACATTCAGCTGTGATGTAATGCACTTTGATTGCCATGAAACATCCACAATGAATACATCTACCATCTTTCTTTCCAGTATCGGGATTGGTTTCATCAAATACTAAAAATGGACATGTTTTACATATCTCCCATCTTCGATTGGACTCATCAATTGATTGTGGTGCATTTTTTAATTTAACTCGTGACTTTATCTCTTTCCAACTCTGAATAGCAAATGATCGTGCCATATTGAACCGTGACGGGAACTTCTTGACATTCTCTTCATCTACTACACTTTCAATGTTTGAAACCTCTACCAATTCAGATTCAGTTAATTCACCCTCATCTACGGGTGTTATATCAAACTTCTTCATTTAAATTACAACTTTTGTTAATTTACCTGTAGTATCTCTCATATAATGAGTTTGTTGTAGTTTTTTTATATATTCACTATCTGCATATACTTTAACATTTTTACCATTTTCAACCATATAATAAAATGATGTATTTATAGTTTTAACATGTGGTATGGTAACACCTGTAGATGCTGTATTGGTAACATTCGCTCTTTGTTTTAACATCTGTATGACTTTATCAACATCTATTAAATTCTTCAAATGTGTATTTTCAGATTGCCATGTAGTATACTCTTTCTTAAATGCTTTCAATGTGACATCTGTTATATTTTTAGGTGGTACTGGTGGTTTAGTCTTAGGTCTGTTTTTCAACATATCATCAACATTTCGCATATTCTCCATATGTGAATTATCTGATACCCATTTTTTATATTCTTTCTTGAACTTATCAACTTCAGTTGATTTTGCATCCATTAGTGGTAATATTGGTGGTTTTGTAATTGGACCTATATGTGATGGTACATCAGCACCTTCTAACCAACTATGTAATGTATCGAAGTCTCTATATCCACATAGAAATCTATCAGATTCTACATCAACAAATAGTGGTGTTCCACATTTAATATCAAGTTCTTTTTTTATTTCAGCAAATGCTTTTTTATTTTTTATATCTGCAACGTCTAATTTTGTAACGTTGTAACCTTCTTTATTCAATTTTTCAATATGTGGTTCTGCTTTTTTGCAATATGCACATCCTATAGAAAAAAAGAAATAAATCTCTTTTTTATTCATATATCCCTCTTATTTAATTAATCGATTACATTGACTACTTTATACAGTTTCGTGTTTATTTTTTGAAGTTCATTATTATTGCTCACAATGACCATATCTTGAAAGTTTTCCCACGGCACTTCAAATGACGTATCAAGCACACCATTATTGAAGTTTTTAATAAGTTCATTCAGACTATTAATTGTATATATAGTTCTGGTATGTTTTTTTCTATGCACTGTTATTGTATTCGGTATTTGTGAAAAATCCATACTCTCAGCTATCTCAATATTATATGTACATATGAACTCTTGAATATTATCAGTGTTCTGTAGTATATATATTTTACCAGTTGGTATTTTATATATGTCTTGTATTTTATCTACAACTCGTAGTAAACTTATCCTATCTGTAAATGTACACAATAGTTGCGTTTTCACATACGCTGTAGTTGTGTTGTTATTATCAGTCTTTATCATTTAATTTCTCATCTCTTTCATCGTCTTTCTTTTCATCTTCATCATCCTCTTTCTTTTCTTTTTTATCATCAATTTTTTGTTGCTTTTGTAAATCCTTAGCAACATCCCCAGTTAGATCAACTTCATATATCGTTTCAACTGGACCATCTTTTATATTTTTAATATATTGTCGTATGAATGTCTCATCAACGTTCCATTCAATTAATATCTCTCGTAATACCTTGAGATGTGCTTTATCATTTAAATCTGGCATTCCATTATCAACTCTCATTGATAATTCTAGTAATACATCATCTATGAATGTACTTTTATTTATATCTCTCATTTACTTTCTCCGTAACGTTTGTTAAATTATCTAAAGATTTGCCGTAATATACCTTTGCTTTAAATATATTATTCTCTATTATATTCTTAGTATCTGGTATCACATTTATACCATCTTTATATGAAATATCAAATGTGAAACTGTCATAATTATACAGTATCAATTTACTCTCTTTGTCTTTCAAATATTCTTGTAATTTGGTTATAATGTTTGCATTAAGTTCAGTTTCATATGCTTGTACCAAATAACTTAATAGTTTATATTTGTTATTGATTGTTAAATTTCTCTTATACATTCTTCTTCTATATATTGGAGTCTCTATATATCTATCTGTTATATACTTATTCCATAATTCATTGACATATTCATTCACTCTAAAAAAGAATTCAATCTTCAAATCTTCATCTGTTATTCCACCATACATAATTCTAAATGTTCGTGACTTACCTTCATCATATGAACATCCATAATTATCAGCAAATAATGAATGAACAGACTCAACATTGTTGAAGTTATAATTTATTAAATTGGCAATTAATCTTACATGATATGCATCATAATCATATGATAGAAATACATCATTTGAAGCAACAAAGCATTTTTGCATTTCTTTTGTCATAGCAAGAAAATTAACAGAATTGAATGTGTTACTCGTTCTACCTGTTTTGGTATATATATTAAAGTTCTGATATATATGATTTTTATCTATTAATGAATTTAAACTCTGTCGTGTCGATAATGATAATTTAATTCTATCTAATGAATTGAATGCTGATAGTACTTTATTATTATAATCTGCATAACTATCAAATTGTATTGTATCCTTAGCATTCCACACTCGTTTAAGCTCTGTAGACAATCCTCGTAAATATTGCTTATGTTTCACTGATGGTATTATATCATTTACATTTTTAAGATGCCTATATTTTAACTTATACCAATTTAAACTTGTATCTGCATCACTACTAAAATTCATCTTTTTATTCTCAATGAAATAATTTAACAAATTGATATCATATACATTATCTCTGTCTATG